AAACTGTGATCGTGAAGGGTGATGACAATGTCACCTGGAGGGTTGCAGGTTCCCTTCTGGAGGTTCTGTAATGTATAGCTCAAACGATCTTTTTTCACGTCGTGGCACCTACCGTCCCACCACAGAAAAATACCCGATCCTCGAGGCGCTAGCCGTGGCTATTGCTGTTGACCGTGTGCAGGGCTTTGTCAAGAGCGGCCAGGGCTACTACGATCCTGATCGTGAAGTGCACATCGAAGACAACCGCATCATGGCACTGCGCACCCTGCGTAACCTTGCAGGCCGTCCGGACACCAATCACGAAGGTGTTCCCTACGACACTGTTGAAGTCACTGACGCTGACCGCGAGAAGGCGGAAGAGATCTTCAACTATTTTGACCAGGTTTGCCTTATGGACAAGATGGGTGACAACCTTGTCAAGCGTGGCAAGGATGGTCAGGTCAATGACTACAACCTGATCCTCAGCGAAATGTTTGATCGCGGCGAGGCTGACATCAACAAAGAGCTGGCCATGGTTTCCAGCCTTCCAAACAGCCGCCGCATGGCAGACAAGCGTGACCAAATGGATCGCTTCTATGCAGATCATCGTGACTGTGGCTATATCGGCGAACCTCGCCAGCGCATCAAGATCACTGGCGAAGTCAAGGACGTCAAGTACCTACCCAAGCACAACATACACCTTGCAGTGATGCTCACGGATGGTGGCAAGATTGCCAAGTTCTTCATGAACGACAAGCTGAGCACGGTCGCCAAGACCATTACTGGCAAGACCATTTCGCTGGTTGGCACTGTCAAGAAGCAGGAAATCAATGAGCACACTGGTTGTCAGGAGACCATGTTTAACCGTGTCAAGATTGAAGTCTAAGCTGCTGAAAACACAGTAAAGAAAGCCGGCCCTAGTGGCCGGCTTTCTCTTGACTGGACCAATGTGTTTTGCTAGAGTGTATGGGTAAGCAATGATGAGGACAATATGACTGAGATTATCGTCAAAAAAGGCACCTACGCAGGCGACACGGTCAAGAACCGTCGCTTCAAGATGACCATTCCGCCCAAGCAGGGCAAGAAAGGCCTCTACGTTACGGTGCTTGGTGACCCGCTTGGTTACCCTGAGCGCAAGATTCGCATTCTGCTTGACCGTGAGCAGGACGTTACGTTTATCGATCCGCGCGAAGCTGCGCCTGAGCCTGAAGTCGAGGCAGAGGTTGAAGAGACCATCGTCGAAGAGACTGACGAAGAGATCATGGACCGTATGCGCAAGAAGTTCGGCGTGCTGGACGGCATGACGCTTGCCGCAGTTGAGGGCCATGTCCGTGCAATGATCGTGACCGGACCGCCTGGTGTGGGCAAGAGCTTTGGCGTCGAGAAGATTCTCGAGAGCCTGGACGTCATGGACAAGATGTGCGACACTGACAAATATGATGCTGACGGTGAAGTCAAGCGCGGAGTCGAGAAGGTAGCCAGCGCAAGCGCCATTGGCTTGTACCAGTTGCTGTATGAGTATCGTGCAGAAGGCAGTGTACTGGTCCTGGACGACAGCGACAGCCTGCTTTACGATGAGACTGGTCTTAACATGTTCAAGGCCGCAACTGACAGTGGTGAGAAGCGCACCATGAGCTGGCGTACCGAGAGCCGGATCCTCGATGATCTCGGAATTCCGTTCCGCTTCGAGTTCAAGGGTTCGATCATCTTCATCACCAACCTTGACTTTGAGAAGTCGCGCGGTAAGATCGGCGACCACCTCAAGGCCATCGTGAGCCGCTGCCACTACCTGGACATGGGCATCCACGACGCACATGAGAAGTTTCTGCGGTGCAAGCAGATCATCCGCGACGGTATGCTCGACAAGTATGAGTTCGATGATTTCCAGATCAACGAGATCCTTGAATACATCGAAGCCAACAGCCGCCGCCTGCGGGAGCTCAGCCTTCGGATGGTCAAGAAGATTGCTGACCTGGTGAACATGGATCCCACTGGCTGGCGTGACTACGCAGACCAGACTTGCCTGAAAGGACGCTGATATGTGGGGTAACGGTTTTAAATGGAAATACCGTGTGCGTGATTGCAATGAGCAGAGTATTGCTCTTTGCGAAACACTTGAACAAGCCATGAAAGTTGCTGAAATAGAAGCAGATAGTTTTATCGGAAACCTTCTTGAGCAAGGATATTCAGTAAGCGATGGGCAGCGGTTCAAAGTCGATGTGCGTGGCAAGTGGTATAGCAACACCTGGGAAATCTGATGAACATCTCCGACCTTCAACTTTACTTCGACATGCACGACCAAGTCTTGCAGATTGCTCAGCGAATCGTTGAAGCTGAGGCGCCAGATCCTTTTGAAAGCATGGGCGGTCGATCGCAAACAGGATATTATCCTGAGCTCTATGTTACAGAGGTTGACACTGGACCATTCGATCAAGGCAAGCTGAGTATTCATTATGTGGAAGACTGGGGACAGAGCGGCGAAGAGTGCAAGATCCTTCACGTTGACCTAGAAGATTTCTGCGATCCCAAATATCTTCTTGACAACTTTGGATAAATCAGTTATGTTGTAATCAACCAGCCAGTATCATCTCCTTTCCATCATTGCGTCCCTGGTTGGTACAGCGGGTCGGACATGAGTCCGACCCGCAATCTCTATGCATAAGTATTTGACATTCATAGAGAAAAAGTGTAATATAATCAACATGGAAGCAAAAATCGAACTACTCGACGAGGTCAACTGCAAAATACATGGGCTTTCAACGTCAACACGGCGCAAGCTTTATGATCGATTCAGCTATATGCTACCTCATGCTTACCACGTCCCTGCCTTCAAAATGGGCAGGTGGGACGGTAAAGTCAGTTTCTTCGCAATAGGTGGCAAAACATACGTTAATCTACTTGAAGACATTCTCCCTGTTCTAGTTGACGAGGGATATGAGGTATCTCTGATAGACAACCGCATGAGATATGACATCGACCTACAACCAATCGATGTCGACCATTTCAGCGACCGTGTGTGGCCTGAAGGTCATCCTGTTGAAGGCGAGCCCATCATACTGCGCGACTACCAGCTGAACATCGTCAACAACTTCCTCAAGAATCAAGCCAGCGTACAAGAGGTTGCAACAGGCGCTGGTAAAACACTGATCACCGCAGCGCTGAGCGATCTTGTTCAGCGCAGTCTCACGGACGAGCAGCTAGTAATGTACAAAATGGCCACTGGTTTGGATGGCGGTGCTCGTACAATCGTCATTGTGCCCAACAAAGGCCTCGTTACACAGACAGAAGACGACTACAAGAACCTTGGCTTAGACGTTGGTGTATATTATGGGGATCGCAAAGAGCTTGATCGCACTCACACCATTTGTACCTGGCAAAGCTTGGAAGTGATCCAGAAGAATCACAAGAACGGCAAGAGCGACATGAGTCTAGAGGACTTCACACAGGGCGTTATTGCTGTTATTGTAGATGAAGCACATGGTGCAAAAGCAGACGTACTCAAGAAGATGTTGATTGGACCGTTCCGTAATATACCAATCAGATGGGGACTAACAGGAACAGTACCACCAGAAGAACACGCCGCAGTTGGCCTCAAAGTAGGCGTTGGACCCACAGTTGGCGAACTAGCAGCGCAGACACTACAAGCAGACGGCATCCTTGCGAACTGCCACGTCGACATCATACAGATGCAAGACAGTGTCCATTACGACAACTATCAGACTGAGTTGTCATACCTCACCACAGACAGCGACAGACTAGACTACATGGCAGAGATGATCTTGGCAGCAGCTGAGAGCGGCAATACTCTTGTGTTGGTTGACCGTGTTAAGTCAGGCAGAGGACTTCTAGAGCGATTGCCAGAAGACCGTACTGTGTTTATTAGTGGTGAAATGAAAAACGAACAGCGGCGAGAACACTATAAAGATATCTCAAGCAATGACGACAAGATCATTATCGCTACATACGGTGTTGCAGCCGTGGGTATCAACGTGCCACGTATCTTTAACCTTATGCTAATCGAACCAGGCAAGAGCTTTGTTCGCGTGATTCAAAGTATCGGACGTGGCTTGCGCCGCGCTAAAGACAAGGACTTTGTTAACATCCTTGATCTTACATCCAGCGCCAAGTTCAGCAAACGCCACCTCACAGAACGCAAGAAGTTCTACAAGAAGGCCGGCTACCCATTTAAGATCACAAAAGTGGATTGGCGAGAGGATATGAGACTTAGTAAGACCATATTCAAAAAATTGACAGGAGAGTAAAGAAATGAAAGTAGCAATACATACAACAGAACAATCGCAACCTATTGAATACAACAATGTAGAAAACGCTTATTCTAAAGGCGGTGTATATTGTGTATATATTAAGGATTCAAATGAGGTTGTGAAATATCCGTTATGTAATATATTCCGAGTAAAGGAATCATATTCATAATGTCATATTTGCGAAAGTATAAAAATGAAAATCCTAACAAGTGAAAACGAAACCTACGAGTTAGATTTTGTACCTGAAGAGATTGACGATATTCGCTATTGCGTTTTGGACTACAGCGACAAGAGTAGCCCTGATTACTACTTCATGCCACTGGTGTTCCTCGAGATCTTCAATGCACCAGCGGCAGTGTTACAGATTGGCGACTATACGTTTAAGATGCCCATTGACTGGAGTCTAATCATATGCGACAGTGAGATCGGTGAACCTGAAGTGATCCCTATTACGTCGCTTAACGACAGAGGCTTCACAGCGTTTACTATCAATCCTATTAGCAGCTACATGCCAAGCTATCAACAGATCGAAATCATTAACGTATACCAGGAAGTCAAATGGCATTTTCCCAAGCTCAAGCAAGGTCATCTACTAGCTGTGCCACTGGGTGAGGAACCTGGAAGCCAATGTGCCTTCTTTGTGAAGGAAACCAGTAAAGTTCCTGATGTAATGGATATAAGTGAGCTATGGTAAAGGTCAGATTTAGATCATTGAATCCTCGACCAGAGCCAAAAACCGATGCGGCATTTTTCTATTGCCCATACATACCATTGAATATGATTTATCCAAACCGGGACGGAGTGGCTCGGATAGCATTTGATACACGATATGACACAAAGCCAGAAGATACTGATATCGACGATTCGTAACACAGTCCCTGATATGATCGCGAGAGATCTCATTGGTGCTCAACCAATGACAGGGCCTATTGGTCAAATATTTTCTTTGCGAAACCGTTACACCACTGTTACACTTGGTGGTAAGTATGAAGAGCCCTGGTCTGAACAATTCTTCAGTTGGGCAAGGAGACATCTAGAATGCCGACAATCAAAGAAGAGATGGCAGCAATTGATTTTCGTAAGTTCGGCTGGTACTCTAGTCTAACTGAGGAAGATCGCAAAGGACTGAGTATGTGGGTACTCATGCGTTATTGCTCAAGCACTGGCAGCCGAGTGGATGAAATCAATCACCACTATCTTACAATGACCAATGAATTGGTCAATATACATTTCAACGATTTGCGACATCACCCAGAGTTGCAGATGCGTCTTATGCAGTGCGTGGGTATTGGTAGCAGTCAGTTTCATCCCTGGATCAAACCAGGCAAGCGCAAGAAATCAGCCAAGGGAAATGCCAAGCTGAATGAGTTCTACCTCAGCCTGTTCCCGCATCTCAAGGATGATGAGGTTGCTATTGCACTAGACAGCATGAGCGGCGACGAGATCAAAGCCATGCTCGAGGAGGCCGGCGTACCCAAGAACAAGGTCAAAGACTACCTCAAATGAGTCATCGCTGTGAATACTGTCGCAAAGAGTTCAAGCGCGAGAGTTCTCTTGCTGCGCACATGTGCGAAAAGAAGCGCAGGTACCTGCAAAAGGACGAGCAGCATGTCAAAATCGGACTCAAGATGTTCAACGACTGGTATCGCATTGCCATGGGTGCAACTGGTGAAAAGGACTACAAGACGTTTATGCGTAGCCAGTATTATGGTGCCTTTGTTCGATTTGGACTCTATATCCTGGAGGCACGTGTCTTCGCCCCAGAGCGCTACCTACAGTGGCTGATCAAAACCAAAGTGCCTGTAGACCGCTGGTGTAAAGACAGTGTATACACAGCATACCTAGCAGAGCAGAGCAAGCACGAGACGGCTGAGAGAGCGCTAGAGCGCTTCGTGCTACATGCGGAGAAGTGGAGTGATCGAACTGGGCGTCACTGGACCGAATATTGGAGCGCAGCACCTCCGCATGTTGTGGTCAACGACATCAAGATGGGGCGTATATCGCCCTGGGTGTTCTTGGGCTATGACGATGCAAAAGCAGTTCTCGATGAACTGCCCATGGAGATGCTGAACGACGTTGCCGATACCATTGATTTGGGTTATTGGAAGCGCAAGCTAGAAGTAAATGGACCCACAGTAAAATGGCTGAACACTCTTTTAAGCAATGGGTAATGAACAATGAAGAGTTACAGAGCTCATTCAGGAAGGAATTGAAGGAAAAATTTGTGTCACGATTATCTTCAGATGAAGGAAAATATCTACTCTTGCATCCAGACTACAGTAGCGAAACATGGATGGTGATTATGAGTGACTATAACTATTGGGGACATCCAGAAATCAAAGCCAGACTTGATGAATGGTGTGCTGAATATGGCGGCAGTATTTCAGGTATGACGGTCTCATTGCCAGATGAAGAAACAGCCATGATGTTCAAACTTAGATGGAGTTAACATGAAAACGAAACATATAGATTTTACTATACGACCAAATACACAATCAGAGCGAATCCAAGAAGATCTTTGGGATGTTATGATTGGTGGTACCGAAGTGTTTACTATTACACAAGGTAGAAAAAACGCTCAAGCTCTTGCCGATCAGTTGAATCAAGACCCGTATACTTTTGAGCGTGGGCAAACTCGTATGCATCGCGGCGGCGCGATAAATTACGAGAGAACCTAAACGTAGGGTCTTGCTGTATGACAGAAATGTCTGAATTCATTGCAATGGATATTAAGCAACGCCAGCGTTGTGCATTTATTCCAATGGGAGAAAACATCTACAACGGTCTAGGATATATGATGGGAAGTAACTCTCCAGTCTGGTCTACAGTGGAACGCCGTAATAAGTTTTATGAGTGGGCAGAAGAAAATGGTGTAAAATATGATGGTGCTGTTTACGAATTTCCTAATGTAGGCACCTACATAATGGCACGGATGATATTCGAATGAAACCAATTTACCAAGTAATTCCTGAGCCTTATCCTGTTATCGTAATACATGACTTACGGTGGTATAGACAGAATGAAGACGAAATTATTAAATGGTGTAAAGAATATGAAATTACATTGCATCTACGAGGTATACACCTTAACTCAATTGACGAAGTCGTGATGTTCAAATTGAGGTTTGGTATATGAAACCAGCAGTAACAGATATTGACATCGACGTACCTGACAGAGAGCAGGTACTACGTCTTTTCCCACACACAGTAGCAAGCAACAAGATCAAACAGCATAACACTGGTGTCTACTTTCATCGTGTTCCTGAAGACCCAATCACAGGGCGTTGCAGCCTTGATTACCGTGATGCAGAAGAGCAAGGCTATTTCAAGATCGACTTGCTCAACGTTAGTATCTACAAGGACGTGCGTGACGAAGCACATATGAACGAACTGTTAGAGCGAGAGCCCATGTGGGAGTTGCTAGAAGAAGAAGAGTTCTGTGACATGCTCTTTCACATGCGAGGCCACCATGAGATTTGTCAAAAGATGCGCCCACGCACAGTTCTAGAACTGGCTGCAATCTTGGCAATGATTCGTCCAGCTAAACGTCATCTGATTGGTAAGCCGTGGGATCAGGTTATGCGTATGGTATGGATACGTCCGGAAGATGACGAATACTACTTTAAACGTAGCCATGCCACCGCCTATGCAATGACTGTGGTTCTTCATATGAATTTACTAGTAGAAGGGTTGACAAGATGACAATGGATCCAATGGAGCAGATGCTCACACAGGGCTACAGTGTATGGCCAAAACGAATCGATGAAAAGATCATTTACGATCTCGCATACTACAAGGAAAGCTATGATCATCCTAATAGAGGTCACGACCGTGATGGCAGATATTATGGGGAATATCAAGAAAGCGTTGAGTGGGCAAACTATTGGACTGATTCACTAAATGATAATCCACGCATTGCTGACGTAAGAGAAGTGACAGATCGACTTGTGGCCAGGTTCCTTGTGGAGCCTGTTTTTTATCACGCAGACGTAAGCGTACTCACGCCACTCAACAGCATGATCAGACCACATGTTGACACACCATATCGCCATGCTCCTTGGAATAAAAAAATCACACACAGCCTAGGTGTGCAGTTAGCTATACCTATGCAGAGCTATGCTGAAAATGCAGGGACAACAGCATTTCTACCAGGCAGTCATAAAAAAGCCTGGGACATCAAAAAATGCTATCGTGGTGAATACACTGATGTGTTCTTGAGTGAATGTGTACAGCCAAAGATTGAGTTTGGCGACATACTACTCTGGGATGCTCGAACACTGCATAGTCAAATGCCTAACGTTACAGAGCATAATCGTTACATGCTGCTATTGAACTACCTTGAGCGACGTGTAGTTGAAGATGTAATGCAGTATGAGGCCGCCCAACAAGGGGTGCACACCTAGTCAGTACGCCTGATCAGCTGAACGTTCTTGCGCTTGACTCGTTTTTGCATGATGTCTTTGAGACAAACGCTAGGACCATATTTGATCTCAAAGTCTTTGATGTTGAAGGTTCTGAGACAATCTTTGAATGGTGCAAATCGCTTGCCCAAGATGATATTGATTGGGATAAGACGATTTGTCTCCCACCACCATTCAGCCCCGTACTCCAAAAATTCACGTCGCATTTCTGGGCTTTTGATCTCGTCAAAAATATACATGCTGATCAGGTTTGCATCCTGATTCTGGATGATGCCAATATACTCGTTTTTGCCGTAGAGTGCTACGGTAAGGAACGGATACTCGTCAAGCATTTCTTCTAGTTTATTGTTTGCTGTCATGTGTTTATTTATACTCAAAACATCTTGCCGGTTTGGATAAATATCAGCATGACAGTCTATGCATTTTATACTCCCTTTGCCGCAGCACCGATCAATGATCGCCGCGCAGGTACATATCGCGTTGGTAGCGATAGCCCTGATCCGATACAGATCTATCGTGGTTGGGATGTCGTGATGCATTTTGCGTTTCGAACATTTCGTCAACAACCCTATCCAACTATTGGGCGCACAATCACGGCTAGAATGTTCAACGTGGAGAATGTCGAGATTCTCAGCAAAACACTGACAGCTGATCCTCTAGTTGATGGCGCCGCAGCTCTAGTGCTAACAGCAGCTCAGACTGAGCTCATGCAGGCAGATCTCTACAGCATGATACTTGAGGTTGAGGATGAGTTTGGACGCACTACCATTGCACAAACCAGCACTCGTAGCCTTCCGCGCTTTGTTGTTGAAGTGATCGACCAAAAGACTATAGATGTAAACGAGTGATAGACACCTGTTTGTTCATGTAATATACTGAAATCAAATGCATTTCTTTGTAGATTTCCTGCGTAGCCATCTCAATGGCTGGCGACCCACAAGTGGTGGTTGGGTGACAGGCAACTGTCCTGTCTGTGTTCGCATGGGTGAGCCGCGGCCTGACCGTAAGCAGCGCGGCGGCTTCCAGTTTGGTGATGACGAGTGGGGCTACCACTGTTTCAACTGTGGTTTTTCAACTGGCTGGAAAGCTGGCAAGAAAATGAGTTGGGGTAATCGTACCTTACTTGAAGGATTAGGTTACGATCGCAGCGATATCCAACGTCTCAGCATTGAGCTGATGCGAGAAGAAGAGACAGCTAATTTACTCAGTCCTCTTCCTGAGGCTGCCCCTGCTTTCAAGCCAAATTGGCCTGAAGTAGATTTGCCTGAAGGTGCGTCATTGTTGCTAGATACCCCACCACCAAAAATGCATCGCAATTTTGAACTAGGCATTGAGATGATAGCTGATCGTGATCTATTGCATTGGATAGATTGGGCACATACCGCTAGCGATTTTAAATTTCGTAAGCGTCTCATATTGCCTTATCGCTACAAGGGAAGGATCGTTGGTTACAATGCCAGATATATTGGAAACCCACCAGATGGCAAGACACCCAAATACCTTGTCACAAAGCCACCGCATTTTGTTTTCAATCTTGACCGACAAAGTTTTGACCGAAACACTGTGGTAGTGACAGAGGGAGACTATGACGCCATAAGTATCGATGGTGTTGCTGTTGGTACCAACAGCGTGAGCGACGAACAAGCAAGCTTGATCAATCAGCTAAACAAGAAGGTGGTGGTATTACCTGACGCTGATGCAGCGGGACAAGGTTTGATCGAGCCAGCAATTAAGCAGGGGTGGGCTGTGAGTTTTCCAGAATGGATGTCAGAGTTTAAAGATGCAAACGCTGCCAGTATTGCATTAGGCAGACCATTGGTATTGCAGAGTGTGCTGATGTCAGCAACCGATAACCCAACCAAGATTCGTGTGCTAGCAAAGAAGATGTTGAAATGACCTGATGAAATCAATGAGGGTGATAACCATAAACGATCCAACAGACGTTTGGGTCGAGGAACCGCGCTGGAGTTGGTATGGTACACCTTTGTGGCGAACGCGGGCAATGAAATTTACTCTGATTTCACACAATGTGAGGAATCTATCGTTTACAGGCCCTACACGAGATGATTTTAGGATGAATTACTTCACTCATACTTTGTATATGACTGAAGAAGAATACGTAATGTTCAAATTGGAGGCCGGTAACTTCAGTGATATGGACATGATGAAAATACGGAAAGGCAAGATTTACAGCTAATGGCAGAAGAGTATAATACAGAATTACAAAAGCTCTATTTGGAGTTTCTAGTAAGCGATCATGAATTGTTTGTTCGCTGTAATAGCATTCTAGATGAAAATTTCTTTGATCGTGGTGTGCGCGACAGCGTCAAGTTCGTGAGAGAATACGCTGATGAATACGGCGCAGTACCAGAGCGCAAGCAAATTCTAGCCAAGACAGGCTTGGAGTTGCAGGACTTAGGCAAGGCAGGCGAAGACCACCGTAAGTGGTTCCTTGACGACTTTGAAAAGTTCTGCCGCCACAAGGCACTTGAAGCAGCTATCCTCAAATCTACAGATAAACTAGAGCGCAAAGAATACGGTGCTGTTGAAGATCTCATCAAACAAGCTGTTCAAATTGGTTTGGCCAAAGAGCTAGGTACCAACTACTGGGAAGATCCAGCCTCACGTCTACAGCGCATCATGGAGAAGAAGGGCGGCACCAGCACTGGCTGGACCACCGTTGACTACCAGCTATATGGCGGCTTCAACCGTGGCGAGCTCAATATCTTTGCTGGTGGTAGTGGTGCTGGTAAAAGCTTGTTCTTGCAAAACCTAGCGCTCAACTGGGTCGAAAAAGGCTTCAATGTCATTTATGTCAGCCTTGAGCTTAGCGAAGACCTGTGCGGTATGCGCTTGGACAGTATGCTCACAGGCTACAGCACCAAGCAGCTATTCAAGAACATCAACGACGTTGCCCTTAAGATCTCTATGAAGAGCAAGAAGTCTGGTAGCTTGCAGATTGTGCAGTTGCCTAACGGCATCGACGTAAACGATCTCAAAGCCTACATCAAAGAGTACCAAATCCAAAACGATCTCAAGGTAGACTGTATCTTGCTTGACTACCTGGATCTCATGATGCCAGCCAAAGCTAAGATCAGTGCAGACAACACCTTCCTCAAAGACAAACACGTCAGCGAAGAATTGCGCAACTTTGCAATGGAAGGCGACTATCTGTTTGCAACAGCAAGCCAGCTAAACCGTGGTGCTGTTGATGAGGTAGAGTTTGACCACAGTCATATTGCTGGTGGTCTCAGTAAGATTCAGACAGCAGACAACGTGATTGGTATCTTTTCTAGCCGCGCAATGCGTGAGCGCGGTCGCGTACAGATCCAGTTCATGAAGACACGATCTAGCAGTGGTGTTGGACAGAAGGTTGACCTTGCTTTTGACATCGACAGTTTACGCATACGTGATCTTGAAGAAGATGAAGAAGGGGCAGAAACAGCAACCAGCAATGCACTCTACGAAAAGCTGGCCAAAACGGATAAAGGCCCTGTCAAGGACTTCGAAATCGTTGATGACGATGGGAATGTAGTAGATAAAACCACTCGCGCTGTGAATAACGCTGACAAGCTCAAAGCCATCTTGCGCAGATCCGAGTGACACGATAAATACTCGTAGATAAAAGGATCCTATCAATGGTGAAAAAGCGTACTCGGAGTATTCTTGAGGAGATCAGTCGTATTGAAATCCACAAAGACAAAGAGCACTTCATTGAGAGCAAAGCAGCAAATATCATTGCTGGAACAGAAAATCTGCTAAATCTCATCAACGAAACATACGATGAAGAAACTGCACATGATTTGACCAAGCGTTTGCTAAATGCTATTCGCACCCAGGATCCTAAGAAGTTTGAACGAGGGATCAGGAAAGTCAATGAAGGTCGAAGATATTCTAAGCGGGGGCCATCGTCGTCGTAACTGGCGAGGACCACGGCATAAGCGTAGACAAGGTATTGAACTTGCCCCTATCAAATTAAAAGAGGGCGGCAATGTTTTCAGTGATGTTGTGCCGTTCGATCATAAAAAAATTCCAGCCATTATGAAATCTGTGAATGGCGTTTTGCAGGCCGCTGGCACTGGCGCTATCCCTATCGGCAGTGGCGCTACACCAACACCAGGCAAAGTTAGTGGCGATCTTGATATGGTTGTTGACCAAGAAGAAGTTGCCAAAGCAACAGGCGAAAACAAGCCCGCCGCTATCAAGAAAGCACTACGGGCACTTTACGACCAAGCTGGCTTTGAAACAGGACAGAGTGGTGTAAGTGTCCATGTTCGTGTTCCTGTTGGTGATGAAGCCCACCAAGTTGACATTATGGTTGTGCCAAATGCAGCCGCCGCAGCTAAATTCCATACACACAATATTCCGAAAGGTAGCCCATTTAAAGGTGTCAATAAGCAGTTAGCAATGGCACACTTGGCTAAACAGAATAATATGCTTTGGTCACCGTATCAAGGTCTATTTGCACGTAATGATCAAGGCAAGAAGGGCGACTTCATTACACAGGATCCAGATGAGGTTGCAAGGCATCTTCTTGGAAATAATGCTACAGCCGAGGACCTTGGTAGTGTTGAAAGTATGATGGCAGCACTTGGTGCAAAAGGTGACGAATTGCTTGCTGCTCTCCGGTCCGATCCAAATTGGAAAGAACAAAGTCAATGAGATACTATCAGCTCATAATGGAAAGCAAAGTAGGTCGTAACCTTCAACACCTCGAAGACTTGGTTTTTGTTGATGGTAGTGAAGGTGCATTTCGAGCGCTTGACATTCTTGAACGCTTTAGTGGCGATACAAGTGATGTTAGCATCAAATGGGACGGTACACCAGCGGTAATATTCGGACGTGATGAAAATGGTGATTTCATTTTAACTGATATATCGGGATTCAATGCCAAGGGTTATGACGGACGTGTTAAAAGTCCAGAGGCACTTGAAAAAATGCTTTTGAGTCGTGGTCGACGTGATGTTGATGACTCTCGTCGAGAATTTGCTGCAAATATGAAAAAGATTTGGCCAGCTTTTGAATCAGCAGTACCAGAAAATTTTCGTGGATTTATTCATGGTGATTTATTGTATACTGATACACCACCATTGAAAAATGGATCATTTGTTTTTACACCAAACAAGGTAACATATACAG